GGCTGTATTGTGAATTAAATAGTCGGATGTACCGTTAAAACTACGAGACATATTAAGTTTCTCGAAGCTCCACTGCTAGAAGTTCTGCGTCTCCAGTCATAGTATCTGCAGCGTTAGCGCCAATGCGCCGAACGCGCAAACGAAACGATTCTCCTACTGCAATACTGTCTATTTCTGAACCATTGGCGTGAGCAGTACTAGAAATTATTACATTTCCACTTGTGCCGTTTGCTGCAGCCGTAACCGTTTTTTCAGTAGCGGACCAACCATCTGTGTCTATGTCTTGCTGTGCAGCGCCTATCCTCTCAAAAGACGTTCCCCACAATACATTATTGTTTGTTGCAGTAGTCGCAGCCCAATGGAGGTAAACAGTTATTCCTCCTCCAGAATAATTCTGAGGAAGTACTCCCGTCCAAATGGCGGTTTCTGAAAGGGCCTCTGTAGCCGGAGCAGCATCAAAATCTAACACAGGATGAGCGTTACGAGTATCCAGAGTTGCGTAATTGGTTGCAGGTGGCTCGTAACCGAGCGGGGTAAATACTACCAAAGTATCAGACGAAGCCATAATTACATTCCCTCTGCGTAACGCTTCTCTACGATGAGAAGAAACATTTTAGTTTTTTGATGCGGGTCAAGAGCCGAGCGAGCAGGCTCAGGGATACCTTGGTCAAGGGTAGGTGCGCTGTTTGTAATCCAGTCGTCAAGAGCGTTAACCGCGTCCCTCAAGTCTGCCTTAGTACACGCACCAATGGTACCTGGAACGGTTTGCATGAAGTCCGACCAGATATTTTCTCTAATGTCGTCTGACAATACCGGCATGTTATTCAACTCCCATTAGACGGCCCTGCTCATCTCTCTTTACAGGGCGTCCGTTAATACTTACGACCATACCATCAGGGCCACGTTCAATCTGAGGTCCACCGTCTTGCGTTTCCTGAGGTACAGGCTGTTCATCTCTAAGCCTAAGTTCATTAAGCAACTGGACAATCTGGGTCTGCCCTTGCTTCAGTGCGTCAATTTCCATCACCTGCATCTTAGAGGTGTCTTCGATGTTCTTACGGACGAGTCGAGAAATCTGCTCTTGGATGACTCGCGTAAGACGCTCGAAGGTAGACTCCTCCAGGTCCATCTTTGGAATTGGCGCGGGTTCCTTCTCCTCCATCTTGTCTTCCATGTCGTCGTATTCTTCTCCTTCAGGTGCTTCCATACCCCCGGAGATAACGACACCCTTAGCATTCGGAACAGCCTGCATTGCCATAGTCGCCATCTTAAGCTGCAGTTCCATCTCGGCACGCATGGCATCCATACGCTGCTTCTGTTCCTGCAACTCAAGTTTAATCCTTTCGGACTCAACCTTAGCCATGTTAAGAGCCGACTCGGAAGCCGCCTTGATTTTCTCTGTCTCGGCTTTGACGGACTGAAGGATAGCGGTGGCAGTCTGCATCCTCCCCTCCCCTTCGTCTCGCTTCGCTTCTGCCTCGTAAGCACGGTCAAGCTGCATTGCCTTGATAGTTTCAAGGTCAAGGTTGTCCTTGTGCTTCTGCGCATCCAGTTCAATCTTAGCCATTTCAATCTGAATACGCGGGTCAGGCTCCGGTGGGGGAGGGGGCTGAAGCGCCTTCTGTAACATCATCTCTGAGAACTTAATCATCTGCTCCCGGTCTTCGATGTTACTGGTGGTGTAGATACCGCGTATCAACATCCAGAAAGCCGGAGACTCGGAAGGTACCGTCGAAAGAAGGGATACAAGTTGTCCCTGCTCAAACTCACGAGCCATGATACCCATAGACGCACGGACGATGAACTTGTAGTCCTTCATCGGGAAGCGTTCAGGGTCAAACTGCATGTAACGGTACAAAACTTTTTGAACAAGAGGCTGGAGGAACTGACGCTCAATGTTGCTGAGCGTGCGTCGTGACCTCTTGATCATAGACCCTACAACCATAGACATGCTGGTAGCAGCCATACGATTGTTATCCACGTTAGCCGGAAGCTCGTAACTCCCGGTACCCCTCTGAATCATTTCCCGCAATTCTTGTGTTTGCTGGAAGGTGTAGGGGTCTGGGGCAGGGAACTTGATGGGCATCAAGGTTTCAGACGGATTGCCCGTTGTAAGAATGGAGCGACCCGGACGGATCGCAAAAGTCTCTCCCCGTGGGATTTTGGTGGCGTCAATAGCCATCATGGGGTGAGTAGACAAGGCAAGAGCATCTATACGCGCTCTGACTTCTGCATCAAGAGCTTTCTGCGGGTTGTAACCTTTTTCAGCTACACCCCTACCCCAGAATCGGTTCGGTACCGTGTCGTGCTGGTACGCAATAATGGAACGGTCGCCAAAGAGAAAAGGATTCTCAACTGCTCGCGCCACGATAGAGTCGTTGATAACGGTGACAATGGCCTCGACCATTTCTTCCGCACTCTTGGTCTTGATGGTGGTATCAAGCGTCTCCTGTTCCCCCAGGTCAGCGAACATCTGCTCCTTAGGGGAAATCATGCTTTTAGGAACAAGACCGTGGTATTCCACAACCTTTACAGAATCGGCACCAGAGTCAATCGACTCGGTTTCTCCTAGTGCGTTCAAGTCTTCTACCGTATCGTTGTACGGATAAACTTCGATGTCTGAACGATAAGTACCGTTAGCTACCTTCTTTAGGACTGAAGACAGTGGCACACGCAAAATGTGGGCACAACCAAGAGCCTCATCAATGGATGCGGCACTCGGGTCGATAGCAAAATTTCTTGGGCAAATAGGAATTACTTTTACACAGAATTTGTCTTCTGTGACAATCGAAGGCATAACCCCGTACTCATCAACAGACTTCTGGGCTACCTTTTCTACGACAATCTTCGCAATACCAGTGCCGTAGAGGGCACCGTTGAAATACGTTTCACTAATCTTGTCGGGAACACCGTAAAGATTAAACTCGTCCATGACAAGACGAATAGCAGAAGCAATGTCCTGCTTATCCTGGTCAGCTACGTCGTCCGATACGTCAACCCATCGGTCACGGATAAACGTAGCGTCTTCCAACTCAGCGACGGAAGTCTCGATAGCCTGAGAAAGTTCAGGGCAGATAATCCGTGAACGCTCTGAAGAACGGTTCTTATCTACCTCAAGCCAAATACCCCTCCAAAGACGGTAGTACTCATCCCACCTGTCCTTGTAGTTATTATCTCGCCACGTTTCCCACTGGTCTACTCGTTCAGTAACCCAGGAAGCAAGATCGTCTTTCGCTTGATTTTCTGACATTATGGTTAAAGTCCTGCTACTAAGTCTAAGGGTTCAGCATACGAGTCGTCGATAATGAAGTCTTCAAAATACGACACCGTAGCTATCTGGTCAATATAAGCCAAAGCATCCAACAAGTCATCGTGGGCTAGAGGGTTAGGGAAATCTCCCATCTGGTCCCTTAGGTGCTCCAAGTAAGGCTTATCCGCAAAAGTAATTCTTCCGTGCTCCAACCGTCCCTGTAGCGCCCAAGTAATTCTGTCTACCTTCTTTTTTCCGCCGTGACTGACCTGGACTATATTCGGAAATGTATTCAAACGCTGCATCTGGTCTTTCATGTACGGAAGGAGGGCATTCATCAAAGCCCCTTTCTCGATACCCAATGCTTTTGGCCTGTAGTTCTGAGCCGCCCGAAGAATCTTTACCGAAGTCTCTCGAACGTCCCACCTGCCGTGCATGATGTCAGCTACCCACCACCCAGACGTACCTACCTTCACAATCGCTATCGCTGTCTCGTCTAGCTGAGCGTACTTGCTATCCGACTTAGCCATAGCCTCGAACCCGGCAGGGTCCACACATATGTAGTAATCGCCCTCCTGAGGCTCTACAGCGGTTTCTATGAGGTCGGGGCTTAGGGTACTACCACCCGACGTAGAAAACGAAGCCTCGAACTCCTGCTTAAAGCTGGCGGCACTGCTGTGACGCTTGGCGTGCTTAATCTCGTCTTGGTCAATGTGCGGGTTGTCCAAAGTCTTGTAGCTGAACACCTGCGCATTGGGGTCTTTGCTCATATCCTGGTACAGCTTGTAAAAATGGTTCTTACCAGCTGGTGTACCAATGAAAAGGGCTCCCCCTTTTACGTCAGACAGTGTAGGACGCAAGATTTGCTCCCACACAGTAGGCTTCATGGACGCATATTCGTCCAATACGACAAAACTAAGCCCTACTCCGCGTAGGGTATCTGGTCTGTCGGAGCCTTTCAAGTGAATTGTTCTGCCATTTACCAGCTTTATGACTCCGGTGTTCTCCAAAGTCTCGCTGATTATCTTTTCTCCAAGGATTTTGAGCAGAACCCACATCGTATCCTTGGCTTGCTGGAAGGTTGGTGCAACGTAGTACACCGATTTGTCCTTTCCGAGCTTGTATCCGTACTTGTTTTCGGTCTTTAACCCCTCAATCAAGAGCATAACAGCAGAAAGATAGCTTTTTCCGAAGCGTCTTCCTGCTGCTACGACCTTGAACCGCGCTGGACTCTCAAAAATCTCCAGCTGCGCCTGGTGCAGGTTAAAGGATACGTCCAAAATTTACTTTCCGCCTTCCTTGTCACCCTTCTTGTGGCCGTCCTGGGAGCCCACAATCTTAGCCGCTGCATAGTCACGGGCAGTGGAACCGTCAATCGCCATTGCGTCCGCCATGTTCTTCGCTTCCGCCGTCTGATTCGCCTTGTTCATCTTCGTCTATCTCCTTAAATTCCCCTTCAACCGGGGAGTCTTCGTGGTTCTCAGCCGTTGGACTTATGGTAGCTGAGCCGTTAATAATGATGTTAATGGCCTTGTTACTGCCACTAGGGTCTTTACTTCCGTCCGTTGGTTTTTGTACTGGTACCAGTCTATCCAAGACCAGTTTCATTGCGCTTATGTCTCCTTCGAGAGCCTTCATACAAGCTACTTCGGCTATCTTCGGGAGGTGCTTCAAGAACGTCTTTTCGCTCTTGGCAAGCATGAATTCTTTGTAGAGAGTCTTGGCTTTCTTGTACGTCTTCCTCGGAGCCTTAGCTGGTACCGTTACGGTAGCCATTCGTACTTCACCTGGTTCCAAGAC